CTGACCGTGTCGAAGCCCAGGCAGTCGATGGCGACCGTGTGCGTGCCGTTCGAGGCAACGCCAGCGGCGGCAGACAGGCTCACGACACTCTTGCTGTTCGCAACGGGGTTCATGTCAGGGTCTCTCCTTGGAAGTCAGTCAGTGTGTCAGAGCCGCAGCGCGACAACGGGGCCGGCGGTGGTCGCGTCGCCGATGTCCGAAGTAACGATGTCGAATTTCACTTGGCCGACGAAGAACGTCTGGTCGAATTCCACATAGCGCTGGTCAGACGTCCGCACGGCGATCTGCGACCGCAGGCCGAAGTGCGTCGACATCTTCATGTCGCCGAACAGGGCGACCACCTGGTCGCTGGTCGGGGCCGTCCGCATGCTGTTGTTAAAATACACGGGGTAGCCGAGGAACCGACCCTCGCTGACGCCACCGGCGATCTCGGCAGCCGACAGACCCTTCTCGAGCATCAGGGGCAGCATGCAGGTGCTGTAGACCTGCGGGGTCACGTACCATGCCGCGGTCGGACGCACGTAGCTCGGAGCCTTGCCGACCGTCTCCACGAAGTCGTCGATGGTCAGGGCCGACAGCGAGCTCTCGCCCGAGTCGACCTCGCCGGCGAGGGTCTCGTTCTCGAACCGCCACTGGATACCG